GTTCTGATTGCCATTTCTGAGCGTCAACATTCTGCTCCACGGGAGCAATGTTTTCTTCAGCCATGAATTAGCCACGGGCTAGATTTCAGGCCAAATCTACTACCAAAGAAATTTATTCGCCCAGTAAGCTTTCCCGCTTGGGCCGCGCTTGATGTTTTGTGCGTGACGTGCCTTCCAATTTTTGCGCGCTTCAGCAGCAGCCTTGCTTTCACCATCACGCTTGGGGAAACGCTTAGCACCTTGCAAGCCAAAACGGATCAAACGATCGCGGCCATTCTCTTTGATGACAACAGCGGCTGCGTACTTGGGATGATTAGGAGTTTTCTTGGGCTTGCCGTAGCCCTCAAACCGTCCGCCTTGGGGATGGTTGATGCTCATCGTTTCTTGTTGTACTTGGCATAGATCGCAGCATCAGCCTTTCGCGCTCCACCTTTGCCTGACATGTAGCTATTCACGCGAGCCATCGCCCACTGTGCTTGGGTGACACCAGGCCGAGAACCACTAGACAAAAAGGCTGCTTGCCCTTTCTTGTAGACCTCTTTCAGCTCAGCCAAAAAGAAACGGCTGTTTTTGGCCTTTTCAGCAAGAGAGCCGCCCTTACCGCTTTTTGCGCTTGGTTTTTTTCTTTTTGGTGCCACCTTGTTTGGACCTCGCTCGGTTTACGGCGTCAATGTCGATTTTTTCGCCGCGCTTGTAAGCCTCGGCGGTGCGCTTAATCTCACGGGCTTGAGCAGCGCGGTTCTTCGCACCTGACAGGTACTTCTTAGGCAGGCCAGTGGCCTTGTCCTTTGGAACGCGACGCTGCTTCCGTGCCATTACTTTTTCTTGGTGCCCTTCTTCTTCTTTTTCTTGGGCTTACCCATTCCGTAATGTCCTGGCATCAGTCAGCCTCCGTAGGTGCTTCCTTTTTAGCGGACTTTTTCTTGGTCGTCGCCTTGGGCTTCCCCTCAGCGGCTGATCCCTTGAGCTGATACTTACTTGCGAGCTGAGCCATAGCCGCGAGAACGTAACTCATCCAAGGTTAGCTCTGTGCCATCTTTGGCCACAAATTTGCGGATGGCGTCAGATGCGCCGTATTTTTTGACCAATCCATCCCACATGGCAAGACGGCCAGGGCCTAGGACTTTGCGCCTTTCCGCTTCACTTTGATCGTTTAACCATTCGCCGTAGTCATCGCGTATCCCCTCGAACTCTTTCTCCAAACCGCGCGGGATGTTGACGTAACGCGAGCGGCAGTTGAAATGCTGTGGCGGGATTGGCCCTTTGCCATGCACAAAGACCTTGCCGTCAAGTGCCCGGCATATCGGTGATGTACGCGTGTCCAACACAGCCGTGTAGCGGTATTTGCGTGTTGCCTCTGGGTTTTGTGCCGCAATGATCTGATCCGCCGCAGTCGCAACTTGATTGACACTGGTGCGCACGATCGCCCTGATCTGATTGTTCGGAATGCTCGTGGCTTGACCACCTGCCGCAATAATCGTGTCCACCGATCCACGCTGCTCTTTTGTCAGTCGTCCTTTCAGCCTGCGGACAATGCTTGCAACTGACTGACCCTCAATTAAGCCAGTCCTTACGGCACTGCTAAACAATTCAGCCTGCCTGGCGGACATCTTCGTAAACGCATCCCGGATGACCTCACCATTAGGGAGGCTTACCTCTTGTCCCAGTGTCAGCTGAAAGGGGATCGGGTTTTGCGCAATCCGATCAAAGTTGTCGCTCAGATTGACCACGCCGGTCATAGTCGGCTGCGTCGTCACAATCGCCTGCCCCAAAGCTGGGCTGATCTCAACAGTGCCAACGGTTGCCGCAGACCCTGCGGGCAATGCCTTTTGCAGTTGCTCGGCAACGAACTCGGACTGCAGCACCGCCAAGCCCTGCAGCTCCTCGGTCATCGTTGCGATGCTCGCCCCAGACCAAGTGCGCAGTGATTCGTTTAGTTGCGCGAGAATCGACCGAAGCCGTGCAGCCTTGACAGGAGACGCAAGCTCATCAATCCCACGAAGCTGATCAACAGCATCCAGCACAGCGTCGTTGTATGCACGGATCAACCGACGACTAACACTGTTGCTATAGCGGTTGAGATCAATCGCGTTTCTAAATATCTCGCGAAGCTCGCTCATGATTCATAGATGCCGAGATATTGCGGATCGTCAATGCAAGCCACTGAGACATCACAGCCAGCCCTTAGCGCGTTGCCCACAAGACCAGAAAACTCAGCGATCACATCCTGCTCATACAAGCCAATCGCCGTTTCGGAGACGCCACAGATTTTGCCCTTCAAATACCAAGTAACCCTGATCACTGCATAGGTCTGTTCTGCCAGCTCTTGCTTTGTGAAAAACAAGAGCCGGTTCATCGGGTCTTCTGGCTTGCGATGTCGCAGATTATCCAGCCAACTCATCCTCAGCCTCCGGCTCTGCTTCTGGCATTGTGGCTTCTGTTTCAGGCTCAGGCTCAGACTGCTGCATTTCAATCAAGCCGCCAGTCTGCGTTGCCTCAATCTCTTCCTCTACGTCAAACTCATCACCAAGCACCTCACCAGCAGACAACTGGTTGAGCAGTGTCTCTTGGGTGATGGTGCCTGCGGTGTAGAGCTGCAGCAGTGATTGGATCTCTTGCGGCTCAAGGCGCGTAGCAAGGAAGTCGCGGTTGATAAAGCTGCTGCCAGCCTGCGGCTGCTGCATGTACTGCGCGTGAAAGTTCAAGCAGTTATCGATCAGGTCTTGCATCTGCTGAGCAATGACCATCATGGTGCTGTCGCCTTGACTGCGATCAATACGTTTGGCCTCTGCTGTTTCTGCGCTGAGCTTTTGACCGAGCACAGCAGCAAGGCCTAGTTCGTTGATCTGCTGAGAGATCTGATCAAGACGCTTGAACTGCGCGTCGTAGCTGTTGCCTGAAGGTTCGATGTATTCGCTGCGTGCCGTTTCAGGCAGAGCCAAAGCCTCTCCTGGGCCTGCGCTGATTTCTTCTGCTGACTGTGGGAAGCCATAGATGGCCAGCATTGGCACAGCACTGATGTGCAGCTGGTTGTCTAAATCGCTTTGTACTTGATAGGCCTTGAGGTTCAGCTCAGCAATGTCTGCTAATGGTGGCCGCGACTCAAGAACACCAACGCGGTTGGAATAGGCAACAGCGAACGGAATCTCGCTGAGGCTGGTTGTGCCCTCATCAATCAGCACAAAATCGCCTTTCTTGTCCTTTTGATGGATCTCGAAAGCACCGGGCGTCAGAACTCGCACCTGCTGCACTTGCTTCTCGCCGTAAAGGCCATCAGGCACGGTGATGGTTTCCATCAGCCGCAACTGGGTCAGCTGTTGCCTGCCGTCCTTGATTTCAGAGCGCCAGCCAAGGATGTCTCTTGGCGTCACCGTTACCCAGTAAGGCCTACCGTTCTCGCCAGCCTTTGGCGCATCCACAAGAACGCCAGCGTGTCCATAGCGAATGCACTTGCGTGCAGTTTCGTAAGTCCAAACGTTTAGGTCGTTGCCCTGGAGGTCAACGTCAAATAGCTGCTCAGTAACAACATCGCTGACATCTTCAAGCCGCACAGGCTTGCGGGTCAACATGCCTGCCAGCATCCGCTCAAGCCTGACGTAAAAAGGCGCAAGCGTTGAGCGCATCAGCCTGTTGTCATAAGCCTCATCTAGCTCTCTAACTTCCTGCGGTAGATATTTTCGGTGCCCTTTTCTAATGCCGTAAGTGCCTTGCAAAAGTGCTTCAATCAGCAGCCAGTGGGGCTCCATGTTGACGTAAGCCGTGTTCGGGCTTTCCACCGTCGTGACGTTGCCTACACGTTGCCGACCAGAAAAGCCTGAATACACAGCTAAATCCCGCCCAATGCCTGCAGTTTAGTAAAGCCTGATTCCAGTACCACGACCACTGCGCGCGTGAAGCGGGTTATACAAAGACCACACTGCATAGCCCAGTGCATCATTGAGGTGGTCATAACCAGCCTCTTTGTCGGGCTCTTCAGGATTGCGCTCTGAGTAGCTTTGAAGCTCCAAGCACTCAATCATTCGCTCGCACTTGGCAAGAATCTGCATCCGAATCTCACCTTTCCCGTTTTCCAGCAGAGCTTGAACAGCAGCCACCCGATCACGGATGAGAGGATTTGAACGACCGGCCACGACCGATAGACCCGCGGATTGCAATAGCTCAATGTCTGTTTTCGAGGCGTTCGTGCTTCGGTTTGCGCCTGATGCGTCTGGGTAGACATATACAGGGGCAGAAACGTGCGCACATCTTCGCTTGATTTCTGCAGCCAAGGCATCTGTGTCATGAGCCTTCACCTCGTCGGTGATTAGAAATTGCTGGCCCAAACGCACACCGCAGACGGCGTTGCAGTTACCAATGTTGAAGTCGATACCCCAATGACGCGGTTCGTTGTCGAGATTTACCGGGGCCGTCTGAATGACGTGCTTCGCTCGGTCGAATCTGTCGTAAACCTGCGTGCTGTTGAGGAGAGTGAAGTCTCCGTTTAAGTAAGCAGCAAGGCTGGCGGAGTCGTAGTTCTCCTGCAGCCGTTCGATGAAGTCTGGGGGTAAGTGAGGGTTATCACTTGTGCGCATCTTAATGAGCCTGCGATCTTCGCGCTGCTGCATCTCCGGTTTGCCGAACTGCTGGAACAGCCAGCGGTAGCCCTCAGGCGTACTGGCCACGGCAAATTGGCGTTTGTTGCCTACACGCAAACGGCCCAAGATTTTCTCAAACGCGTTCTGCGCATCGACCAATCGGAGAATGTCTATCTCATCAAATAATGCCCAGGCAGCGTTCACGCCTACCGCTGAGAAAGTTCCGTTCTTTATTGACCGGCAGAGGATGGTCGTAGGCTTTTCCAGGTGCAGGATGTACTCCGGCAACGGACTGGTGCGGTAAGTGTAAGGAATGCCGTATTGCTCCAAGAAGCGGTCGAAGCTTGCCTTCCAAATGTCGCGGATCATCGGGTAAGTCGGCTCCATCACAATGCCGGTGTGCCCTTGGTTCTGAACAGCAAGCACCACCGATTTTGCGTTCAAGCTGTGCGTCTTACCTGCGCCGTACCCAGCAGTCAGTCCCAGAATTTGGGTGTCGCTGTCTTCGACGAACGCCAACTGACCAGGGTGCAGATCAGCTTTGATGCGCCGGATGATGTCTTCGGTGTCCTGTGAAGACGGCGGCGTTGCGAACGCTAGAAGCGGCTCAGAGTCTGTAAGCCCTGTGAGCAATGACATCAGATGTCGAAGCGCAGCAGCTTGGCTTGGGTTTCCAAAGCCTTGATTGCCAGCTGGAGATTGTCGTCCTTCCCAGCCTTCTGCTCATATTTAACAAGTCGTGCGATTGCGGCAGCCAACCATTCAGGGCGTTCAATCTCTGCATCCTGTTGGATTAACTGGCGAGCACGTTGCATGTAGATGTCAGCAGTCCTTTCGCTGACATCCCACTGCTCCGCCGCATATTGCAAGATTTCAAACCGAGAATACGACTTAATGAGTAAGCCATAAACAGTTCGGACCCTGCTTTCAATTTCTGCGTTCGTACTTTTCGCCATGCCCTGAAAATAACAGGGGTTTGAGGCAAGGGTAGCTCAGGAGCGTTCAGGTTGATGGGCTTTGCGCCAATAGTCGGTGAGGCGAACAACCTTGTCTTCAACAAGGTGCATCGAGCTGACTGTTGCCTTGAACTCCCCGACCAGGACTTGGATTGCGCCATCTGGGAGGTTGCGGATTTTGGGATTTGGCGTAGGCAGCTCTGAGGGCATGTTCATAACGCAGGAAGGCCTTGAGATCATGATGGCGCTGGATAGCGCGAAGGGAATCGTCTTGAACATGCATAAGAAAAAAGGGGACTTACAGCAGGGCACGGAAAGTCCCCCTAACCGCGATGCCTGCCCCTGCGAGGTTTAGAACTTGCTCAACCAAGTGAAAAGGTCGTAAGGCTGCATCTGTTGAGCAACAGGTGGCAGGTTCTTGATTGCGTATTTCAGGAGCAGGTGTCCTGCTTCCTTCTTTGTGCAATAGCCGCTGAGGCGTTCTGCTAGTGCGATGTGCTCAGGGTCTGAGAGGTAAGTCTTGATTGCGTAAAGCCCTGGCAAGTCACGCCCTTCGCTGTTGTAGGAAGCCTCAAGTTCAGCAACAGTTTGGATTGGGGCTTCCGGTTGCTCTTTGCCGTACTGGTCAAACAGCGGTTGCTTGGCGTTAGCGCAAGCGTCACCGAGATAGTCGCCCTTGTTGCCAAGACGCAAACGATCGCGAACGTAAACAGTGTCACCTTCGCTTAGGTCAGCAATCCACCGCTGGCTGGGGGCGAGGTTGCAAATAACGGTTTCACCTTCAAGGTGATGACCTGAAGCGACGTAGAGAACAGCGAGATCAGTTCTGTTGCCTGCAGGCCTTGCGTAAGTGCAAGGGACAAAATCCAAAGACATGGAGAAGAAGAAGAAGAAGTAGATGGTTTGAAGTCGGGGGATGGATCGGACCTCAACCCGCCCTGCTTTTCCCTCTTGGGTGTTGTATGGCTTTCAGCCTGAGTGGGGGACATCTCAGGCATCAGGCTCCCCGACGTGAGGTTAGACGGTTTCCATAAATTCTTTTGCAGCTGCCTCTGCTTCTTGGGCTGTAGCAAAAGGGCCAAGGCTTGCTCCGACTAAAGCATTTTCAACTTCAGCGAGAGGTTGCAGCTCGGGAGCATGAAACCAGCACTTGTACCAAAATCCGTCTGTTTTTTTGATGATTTCGTAAGTCATTAGTCGTATTCCTCCACGGTGTAGGTAAAGCCGCAGTCTTTGGCGTCTGCGATGAGCTGATCACGCTCACGCTCGTCGTAGGCCCATTCAGTCCATTCGAGGCGATCGTTGAGCTTGGCCTCAACGTAGTAACGAGTGGCGGGTTCCATGGCTTGAAGCTTTAAGAGGTTTGTAGCTTCAAGCTGCTCTTGGTGCCGCTGAAAAGACTCGAACCAAAGCAAGCGCATGTTGTGATTGTCCATGGCTCAGAAATCTCCTGCCGGTCCCATGCGGTAACCGGGTGAGGTGACAATGAACTTGTCTCCCCACATTTCAGACACCTCAACAGAAGCAGCAGTGAAGTGGCGCACAGCGCACACAGACACATGCACGTCATCGCGGTGAACCACCTTGTAGATGGGGTTCTTCCAGTCAGCAGGATCAGCCACCTTGTCAAAGGCTGCTTCCAATTCAGCCTGAGTAAAAGGAGTGCCGGTCGAAGAAAGGATCTTCATTTTCAAAGCCGCCCTGTGGGCGGGAGGTGTGGGGATCTCTCCCCTGTGGTCTAAGTATGGCATACCAATGGCATACCGTCAACCCAAGAGGCTTAGCTGCTCAGCAACTGGCGGTAAGACACGGTTGCCCCATTGCTCACCCATCGCTGCAGCAACACCTAAGTAAGTGCGGCTGCGCTCTTTCCAGCGATCAGGGCTTGGACCCATCTTGATGATGTTGCACTCTCTGCCCTCGACACAGTTGCTTGGCCTAAGCCTTGGCAGATTCTTGAGCCAAAAGCAGGTGGCTTTCGTTTCCCCGTGTCCGTGTTCCCATGGCTGGATGATTTGATCGGGCTTCCTGATCGCGGTGCTGATCATGCTGATGGGGTTTTCAATGCACCACCTGGGAATGGGTGCATCCATTAGCAGGCGTACAAATGCCAAGGCTTGATCAGTTAAAGCAGGGTCACGCTTGCCTGAATAAGTGGCCCACATACCGCTGATTGCGAGATAGGTGCAAGGCGGGTGAGCAACCATCAAATCCCAACCGTCGTGCAGCAGCTCCTCCACAGGGCACTGATAGTGCCATTGCGGATCCGCTTCGCACTCCAACAGATCACAAGACCAAGCGTCGTGACCATGACTGCGAAAGGCATCACGCACTCTGCCGCTGTACTCACAAGCAACAAGAACTCTCATGTCATGCAATATCCCGACTCACAACCGTCTTGTTCCTCAAGCCAGTCAGGGAATAAACCCAGCTGATCCGGTATGGCGTCAGCCAATGGCCGACACCTACCACTCATGAAGACAGGATCCTTCCCGATTTCACTGCGCTTTTGGTTCAAGACGTTTTCAATCTCAACAGCCTGAGCAAACAGCTCAGGGCGTTCACGCCTAAGAGTGATCCATTGATCTGTCGTCTTGTAAGGGCAAAACCAACAAGCTGACTTAGGCGGCTGAGGAAGCCCTGCAGCCCTGACAAGCTCAAGACAATCAGCGCGACTGATGCCCAACTCAATCAATGGGTATGCGCTGCTGTAGCCGTCAGACTCACGCGATGGCGTGGCACGGTGAGGCTCGTCAGTGCTAATCCCCTTGCCAAGAATGCAGCCAGGAGCATTTGCCTTGATCCATTTGGCAATCGGCTTGATCTTGAAGGTGACAGTGCAATTCCGATTCCCTGGCGCTCCATTGGTCATTCGCACGGGAATGTCGATAGATCGAATGGGCCGGTGTAGTTCCTCAAAGAGATCAACAGGGTCACCATTTCGGCGTCTGCGCTGGATGTCTACCCAGCGGATGCCGTTCTGCTGTGCATAAGGCTTAAGCACCTGCGCGACATATTTAATAGTTCTAGGGTCTTCAGCCTTGTTCCCGACATTCGCAAAGATAAACGTCTTGTAGGGAATGCGTCCCTGCGCAGCAAGCACCAGACAAGCGGTGGACTGAACACCACCGCCACAGGAGAAAACGTGTTCAGGCATCAGCAGCTAACGCACAGATCACCGTGCAGATGATTGGCTCCAGCTGGTGCCTAGGAATCCCGTTGTACTGGCGGCTTACAGCACTGATGGCACGGTCAATAGCGTCACGGCCTTTAGAGACGACCACAGGCTTGTAACCAGGCAAAGGGCTGCGCTGGCCCTCAGGTGTCAGGACAAGCTGCCTGAGCATGTCTTGACGGCTCATGCCGCGCTTTTCAGCTTCGCTGGTCAGGTAGTCACGCTCTGCAGCAGTGAGGCGCAGATCAACGCGGACAGGCAATGCACGAGTGGGCTCAGTCATCAGAAATCAAAAGGATCGGGTTGAGGTGTTGGGGTTGGAGCGAGGTCTCTAGGGCTTGGCCCTGCTTCGACCTGCTCAGCACTGGGTTGCTCACGCAACAGGTTGCGATGGTTTTTGCTGATGCTGCCGGGTGGTGGCACATCAAGGTCTTCAAGCGTCCAGTAACCCTTTGCGATGCCATCACGCAGGGTTCTGATCGTTGAGGTGATGTCTTGGAGTGGGTTCATCAGTAGGGGCGACTGTCTTTGTATTCAGCGTCTGCCATCGGGTGCAGGACAAACCTGCCAGGGAAGACGCCATCAACAGGTGGGCAGTAGGTGCAGTAGCGGCCTACATGATCAAAACGGCCCATGCAGTAAGGAGCAGCAGGACGAACGCGGCCGTCCATTTGATTCAGGGCAGATTCCATGTCACCTGCGCGGATGCACTTGAAATCTGGCTGGGCTCCCTCTTTTGCGTTCGTTGGCACCACGGCATAAACGAACGAATCAGCGGCTTCGGGTTCAAACAGTTTCATCAGAGGAACATGGATGACTTGGTGGGCGCGGGCGTGTTGTCTTCGAGGTAGACGGCATAGCACTCATCACGCAACCAACGAAAACAGTCAGGCAAGGGTGATGCAAACTCACCAACACCTTGCCTTGACCTGATGTCTTCAATGGCACCGTCGATAGCACGCATGAGGTCGTCAGGTTGTAACTCGTCGGGCACAAGTTGTCCCCAAAGCTGCATTGCCTTGGGTTTGGACTGACCGTTGGCACGATGCCGACAGCCCTGATACCGCTTCCAAAAGGCCTCGAACTCAGGGGTGCCCTTGGTCTTCTTAGCGCGTGGTTTACGGGCTTTTTCTACCTTAATTTCGTTTTTAGTAACTATATGTTTTTTTTCGTGGTCAGGTTCTTGGGCAGAAGAGGTAACAGCCTTTGTTTGGTGCGGAGGTAACTGCTGCTCTTGCGCAGTTTCTCCTGCGCTTTCAGGTTGCTTCAGCGAAGGCTTATTACCTGTGAGAGGGCGAAGGTTACCTTGTTGTGGTCCCGCACCAGCAGAGCACGTGGCTAGCTTAGCTACCTCGTCAACCCCTTTGATGCTGGAATCTATGAGATCCCTGATGACAGCTGACTTGTTGTGGAATGGCTTGACCTGTGAAATCAACCAAATGAGCTGTTCCTGTGTGATTCTGACGTTGATCTGTGGCACAAACGGTTGACGTTGCATCGCAAAGGTGCCACGTTTGCGACGCATACGCAACCCATTTGTGAGACAACTGCTAGATCCCGTTCCAGGACTGGAGTTTTTCAAGTTACAGCACAAATATCGGCTCAACGGGGAATGGCTGCCATACAACGTCAGCACGGTGCTTTCCTTCGACATGTCGCCCTCTCAACGGGCTGCAATCGAGCGCACAAAGGATGGCCCTGATGGCTGGGCTGAGAGAGGCAGAACAATTCATCGGGTGCTGTGCGACGAATTCCTGCAAGGCGAAGGATCCATCTACGACGAAAAATGGACACCATGGGTTGAGCCCCTGCTAGATGAGCCACTGTTTAAGGGCGTCGAAACCTTGGCGACTGAATATGCGGTGTGCGACAAGATCAAGCGCGTTGGCGGCAGCTTTGATTTTCTGCTGCGCACGACAGATCCCAACGATAAGCGGGTCATTTTGGGCGACCTGAAGACGGTTTCCTCTAAAAAGGGGGTCTCCAGCAGACGCCCAGCAACTGCCCAGCTCCAGGCTTACAGGAGCTTCCTTGCGGTGCATCACCCTTCGTTGGTGGTGACAGATTTGGTGACAGTGGTTTGCGGCCCTGAACGCACGCGGATC